TACGCCTACGTGCCGGATGACCCGAAGCCACCAATCGCCTACGTGATCCCCACGGGCATCTCCTTCGACACTGCGATGGGTCGTGGCGCTGACACGTACTCATTCACCGTGAAGGTCATCGTGGGCCGGTGGAACGAGCGCACCGCGCAGAACACCCTGGACGGGTACTGCGACCCGACCTCCTCGACGTCCCTCAAGCGCGCGATCCAGTCGGATCGGCAGCTCGGGGGCAAGGCATTCGACCTGCGCGTGCAGTCGATGTCGAACTACGGCCCGATCGTCCTAGACGACGGGATCACCTACCTCACGGCGGAGTTCGCCGTCGAGGTCATCGCTAGTTAGGAGCGCATCATGGCGAAGTTCGTGGTCACCGATCCGGTGATCGTGTTCGCTGGCGGCACCATCACCACGTCCTGCGCCAGCGTGACCATCAGCCTGGAAGCCGACGACGTCGAGACGACAGCGTTCGGCAGCAACGGAGGCTGGAGGACCAGAATCGGCGGCCTGAAGCAGGGCACTGTCGACTTCGAGTTCCATCAGGACATGGCTGGCGGCGCGCTCGACGCGACCGTCTACCCGTACCTGGGAGCGACTGCAGCGGTCAAGGTCCGTCCCGGCGGCACCGCAACGATCGGCACCAGCAACCCCGAGTACCAGTTCGACGTCCTCGTCAATGCGTGGAACCCGATCGACTCCGCAGTCGGGGATCTCGCGACGGTCAGCGTGTCCTGGCCCATCACCGGGGCCGTCACCCGCGCCACGGCCTGACGAATAGGACACTGCGATGCAACTGCGAATCACCATCACCTACGACGACGGTTCGACCGTGGACGCCTCGGCCTCCACGGTCGACCTCGTCGCCTGGGAGCGTCAGACGGCGAAGTCGCTCGCGCGACTGCTGGAGGAGCGCTTCCTGGGCGACATGCTCTGGCTCGCCTGGCATGTCCTGAACCGCCGGAAGTCGACCGACAAGGACTTCGACACCTGGCTGGAGCAGGTCGACTCTATGGCCCTCGGGGAGTCTGCCGAGGACACCGTCCCTTTGGGCGAACCAGCGAGCACTGGCGAGTCGTCGCGCTAGCGCGCGCCTGGGGCTGCACGCCGCACGAGCTGCTGCAGCACGACGACCGCATGATCCACACCATGAGCATGTTCCTGCGCTGGGAGCAGGGCGAGCGCGAGAAGGCCCGCAGGGCATCCAAGAGGAGGTGACGTCATGCCGATGACTCTGGAAGTCGACGGCGCTGGCCGCCTAGTCGAGGCGCTCTCCAAGTTCAACAAGGAGATCTACTCGGATCTGCTCAAAGCAGTGCGGCAGGCATCCGAGGCCGTCGCCGCCGATGCCAGGCGGCGCACTCCTTCGCAGGTCCTCTTCGGCTCCCGCCCGTTCGGCAACCCCGGCAGGGGATGGGGAAAGTGGACGGAGACGCGCGGCAGGGTCGGCAGCTCGGGCTCGGTGACGTTCCAGACGACTAGCCGCTCGCTGGACTGGGACCAGGCCAGAGTCGATCGGGGCATCAGGCCCGGCGCGCGAAAGCGCAGGATGCGTGGCGCTGGCACGGTCGGCGTTGCCGGCATCGTGTCCTTCCTCGACCCGGCTGGCGCGATCTGGTCGACGGCTGGCGCGGATAACCCAGGCGGGCTGAAGAATGACTACTTCAACCCGGCGATCATCGCGCGGTTCGGCGCTGACTATCCACGCGCGCTCAAGCCTGCGCTGTTCGCCAAGGGACCGCAGGCTGCCGTCGAGATCGACCGGGCGCTGGAACGCGCCGTCGCGAAGTTCGGACTGAACTGATGGCGAGGCCAATCAACGTCGTCATCAAGGGCGAGTACACCGACCGCGACATCAACCGAGCCATTCGCGACCTCGAGCGACTGAAGTCGCAGAGCGCGGTTACCGGCGGCGCACTGGGAACCTTCCAGAAAGGCATGGTCGCGGCGGGCGGCGCGCTTGCTGCGGCGTTCTCCTTCGATGCGGTCATCAACGCGATGAAGGACGCCGCCCAGGCCGCGATGCAGGACGAGAAGTCGATGGTCGCGCTGGCGACCGCGATGGACAACGTCGGACTGGCCTCGCAGAACGCGCAGGCCGAGGGCCTGATCGAGTCGATGATGCTGCAGACCGGCATCGCCGACGATGCGCTACGTCCGGCGTACCAGAAACTGGTGACGGTCACGAAGGACGTCACCGAGGCGCAGTCCTTGCTGCAGACCGCGCTTGACCTGTCGGCAGCCGGATACGGCGACCTGGAATCCGCGTCCAAGGCTCTGTCAGCGGCTGCCAACGGCAACTTCACTGCGCTGCAGCGGCTCAAGGTCCCGATCGACCAGGCCGCGCTGGCATCCAAGGACTTCGACGCTGCGGTCGCGTCCCTGAATCGCACCGTCGGCGGGCAGGCGGCAGCAGCGAGCCAGACGTATGCCGGTGAACTGGCGCGTCTGAATGTGGCGGTCGGCGAGGCCCAGGAGGCCATCGGCTACGCACTGCTGCGCGCCTTTGACAGCCTTATCGGCAAGGTCGGCGGCACTGGGGGAGCGCAGCAGGTCATCGTAGAGATGGGCGATACCGTCGCCGAGTTCATCGATGGCACCGTGATGGCAGCAAACAGAGTCGGCGATCTGGCTTTGCAACTGGCGCGATTGACGTCGTTTGGCCTATTGCCAGCGGATAAAGGATTCAACACCCTTGAAGCCACCATTACCGTCCTCAAGGGCCAACTAGCACTGCTGGTCGGCCCTCTAGTCACGGTAATGATGTACTTGGAGGACATGGGCATCATCAGTGGCGACACTGGAGATGAGACCAGAAAAATGACATCTGCGACAGTGGATGCCGCTATCGCATCCGGCAAGGCATCCGGATCAGTCGCGGCACTCGCTGATGACACTGAGAACGCAGGCAACCAGGCCTGGTACGCGACGCAGTCCTATCTGGCGTTCTTTGAAGCGCTGGTGCAGAGTCAGCGTGCAGCGCGCGACTTCGCCAACACGTCAGGAACTGTGTCGAGCGCTTTGCGCGAGGGCGCAGAACTCGGCGGCTCGCCAGTCTGGGAGCAACTGCGGCAGAAGTACGGCGAACTAGCGGAGTCGACGCGCAGCGCAGGATCAAGCGGCAGCAAGGCTGCGCAGGACCTGGCGATCAAGTGGAAGCAGGCCGCTGCCGAGATCAGCGGCGACATCGACGGGCTGAGACTGTCCTTCGGCGGCGGCGGTACCGTGATCGCCGCTGGCATGGTCGAGGCCTTCCAGTCCAGGCTCGATGCCTTCCGGTCGATCATCAACACGCAGGTCGGCATCGTCAAGCAGGCAACCGACGCGCTGGACTCCTACGCCAGGGCCGTATCGGACACGGTTCTGGGCAATATCCAGTTCTCGATGACGGGCGCTGAGGGTCAGCCGCTGACGCCTGAGCAGGTCGTCCAGATGGTGCTCGGCGACATCGAGCAGCAGGGCAAGGCAATCCAGGCGATCTCGCAGATCGCGACGAAGATCCCCGAGGCGCTCGCGCAGCAGATTCTGACCCTGCCACCCGATGCCGCGATCGGCCTGGCCAACTATCTGGCCAACAATCCGGCGCAGTTGGAGCAGCTCAACACCAACTACCAGGCGCTGGCATTGACGACGCAGACGCTGCTCGGCATCCCGATGGCCGAGGCCTTCGCGGTCGTCGGCGATCAGTCTGCAGTGTCGATGATTCAAAGCGCCAAGGAGAAAATCGCCGAGGAGTCCGAGGCGTTCCGTCGCTGGGTGCAGTCCAAGCTGAAGACGCGCATCATCGTCGAGGTCGAGTACCAGGCGGTCAACGTGGTCGCCGGTGCTTCCCTCGAGCCGCGCGCCGAGGGAGGTCCGGTCGGCCCCGGCACTGCCTACCTGGTCGGCGAGCAAGGCCCCGAGGTATTCGTGCCCAAGCAGCCCGGCGTGATCGTGCCGAATGATGCGATCTCGGGCGGCGGCTCCCCGGTGGGGACTGGCGGGTCGACGTTCGTCGTCAACATCAGCGCAGGCATCGGGGACCCGCGCGCTATCGGGCGCGAGGTCGTCGAGGCCATCACCCTGTACGAGCGCGCCAGCGGCCCCGTCTTCGCGAGGGCCTGATGTCGGTCAAGGTCGAGTTAGCCGTCGACCTGGCGGCCAACGGCATCGGAGACTACTTCACCCTCGACGACTCCACGAAGGGCGTACTCGGCGGCACTGTCTACAAGCTGGCCGGTGATGTCCTGGTCGACCTGACGTCCTACGTGCGCAGCGTTCAGGTGCGCAGGGGACGCTCGCGGGTGCTGGAGCGGTTCCAGCCGGGCATCGCCGAGGTGGTGCTGGACAACCGTGGCCGCACCTTCGACCCGACCTACGCAGCCGGGCCGTACTTCGGCTCGATCGTGCCGCGCAAGGGCGTCAGGATCACGTACTCGGGCCAGCCGCTGTACGAGGGCCTGGTCGAGGACTGGATGTTCGACTTCGGCCTGGATGGCGACGCCACTGCCGTGATGCGCTGCGTGGACGGCTTCGCGTCGATCTCGCAGGCCACGGTGACGGCGGGCACGCAGGCCACGACGGGCTCCGGTGCGCGCGTCGGCGCGGTGCTGGACGATGCGGGCTGGCCGACGCTGCATCGGGTCATCTCGACGGGCCTGTCGACGCTGGACAACGATGTCGTCACGGCGAATACCAACGTGGCGACGTATTTGGCGAAGGTGGAATCGTCGGAGCAGGGCGCGTTCTTCTTCGACAAGTCGAATATGGCGACGTTCCTCGACCGTGCGCAGGTGCAGGACCCGACCAGCGGCGGCGTCGAGTTCGGCACTTCGGTGCCGTTCGTGTCCTTCGAGGCAGCCAGCCTGACCGATGAGATGCGCAATAGCGTCGCGGTGACATACACGGCCGGCACGGTCGTGGCCGGCACTGCGACGGCGTCTTCGTCGTCCTCGATCACGGCCTACGGGCAGATCGACTACTCGCTGGACACCCTGGTCAGCACCAATCTGCAGGCCCAGGCCATCGCCGACTTCCTCGTGAATCAGTACAGCGAGCCTCGGTTCCGGGTCGACGGCCTGACCGTCATCGTGGACGCGCTCAGCCCGACTCAGGCGCTGTCCGTCATCGACCTGGAACTCGCCGACATCGTCACCGTCGCCGTGTCGCTGCCGAACATCAACTCGGTCGGCTCGGCGCTGTCACGGACGGTGGCGATCGACGAGATCAGCCATTCGATCGACATCGACCGGCACCTGATCTCGTTCCGCACCTCTGACGCGATCACCGGCTTCGTGCTCGACTCCAGCGACTTCGGCGTGCTCGACATCAACCAACTCGGATTCTGAGAGGACACCATGGCGATCCGATCGACCTTTACGACGGGGGAGGTGCTCACCGCCGCCGACCTCACGGACACGATCAAGGGTGCATTCATCAACACGGAGACGACGACAGCCCGAACCCTGGGGACCGCTGACGCGGGGAACCTGGTGACCCTCAACAACAACTCGGGCGGGACGGTGACGATCCCGACGAACACGACCTGGGGATCGCCGCTGGGCACCCTCGTGCATCTCATCAACATCGGGACCGCCGGGTCGTTCACGGTGGGCACCGCAGCAGGCGTGACCTTGAACGCCGCGAGCGCGACTATGGCCATTCAAGAGGGCGGGACCCTCATCAAGACAGCGACGAACACCTGGCAGTTCGTCAAGGGTGGCGGCCTGGGAAAAGCCCAATATAGCTCGACGACGGGATCGCCAACGGTGACGACCGTGTCGGGCAAGACGTGCGTTCAGTTCACCGGGTCCGGGTCCATCACCATCAGCCAAGCCGGATTGCTTGAGATTCTCATTGTCGGTGCAGGTGCCGGAGGTTCTGGCACCTCGGGAACGCGAGGCGGCGGAGGCGGCGCGGGCGGATATCTTGCAGCAAGCGCCGTTTATCTTGATGCCGGCACGCATACAGTCGTCACGGGTGCCGGTGCACCAGGTGGCGCGGCTGGCAGTGGACAGGAAGGCAGCAAGAACGGCGGCACGTCTCGCATTGGCCCTTATTACGCGGTGGGCGGAGGGGGCGCGGAAAGCCACACGACTACAACTGGCATTGTCGGTAATACCGGCGGCTCGGGCGGTGGCGGGTCCGGCGGATCAGCCGGAGGTTCTGGTACTTCTGGCCAGGGCAACGACGGCGGCACCTCATCCGGCACCAACGGCGGCGGCGGCGGTGGTGGCGCTTCAGCAGTTGGTGCCAACGCAGTCACGACGACAGGCGGGGCAGGCGGAGCGGGCACCGCTAGCAGTATCACTGGCTCATCAGTGACCAGGGCTGGCGGCGGAGGCGGCGCTGGCTCGGTCACTGGTGGCGCTGGTGGCACCGGTGGTGGCGGCGCTGGTGGTGGCGGCGCAGTGAACGGGACAGCCGGTGGCGCCAACACTGGCGGCGGTGGAGGCGGTGGCACCACCAATGGAGGCGCAGGCGGTAGCGGCATCGTCATTCTTCTATTCGGATAAGGACAGTCATGGGACACTTCGCATTGATCGACGATCAGAACATCGTCCGTGAAGTCATCGTGGTCGCCAACGCGGCAATGGACGACCAGCCGTTCCCTGACAGCGAGCCCATCGGCCAGGGCATGCTCGCGGATTCAGGCTTCGTAGGTCTTTATCTGCAATGTAGTTATAACTCGTCGTTCAGGGGCTGCTATCCAGGCAGCGGGTACACCTACGACCCGGCCCTTGATGTGTTCGTCCCGCCAGCCCAACCTGAGCCACCCGTGGAGCCATGATGTCCTGGTTCGACTCACCGCCCGAGATCCTCACGGTCCTGTCCATCGGCGGGGTCATCGTCGGAATCCTGTTCTGGATCATCGACTCCCGGCTGAACAAGGTGCTGAAGGAGTTCAAGCCCAACGGCGGCACCTCGGTGCGGGATCAGCTGAACCGCATCGAGGGCAAGATCGACGGGCACATCGACTGGCACATGAACCAGCGATGAGCAAGCCCCCGTGGAAACTGCGGCGGCGCGCGATCTTCGGCTCGATGATCTTCGGCGGCTGCATCGTGACCTATGTCGCGATCCGCTGGGACTCGACCACTCTCGCCGAGACCCTCGCACTTGGCGGCTTCGGGCTGATCGGCACCGTGGTCGCTGCCTACGTCGGCGGCGCTGCCTACGAGGACGTGCGACTGCACAAGCCAAAGGATGAGGAGAGCACATGAGCACCCTGACCCCTGACTTCTGGAAGGCCGCAGCCGAGCGGGCCATCCGCACCTTCGCGCAGACGATGCTCGCGATGCTCGGGTTCAAGGCCTTCGACGTGCTGACCGCCGACTGGGGCCAGCTCCTGGGCGTCAGCCTCGGTGCTGCAGTCCTGTCCCTGCTGACCTCCATCGTCGCCTCCGAGATTGGCGACAAGGGGACCCCTTCGCTTATCGAGGAGCCGTGATGCCTGCTGCAACTTTGAACGAGGACGCCGTACTACTGGAGGGCACCGGGCCGTTCGCCGACGTGCCAGAGATGGAGCCTCGCTCGATCTGGATTCCGCCGAAGCGCGGCTACCTCAAGCGCAGCGTCGACGAGGCGATCGACTGGGCCTGGGGGCAGGCCAAGGAGCCGAGCCAGGACTGGACCGGACTGTGCCAGTCCTTCTGCCGCCAGTCCTACGGCGTCGGCGCGTGGGCACCGTCGGCCATCAAGGCCTGGGAGCGCATCCCGAAGGCCAAGAAGGCCAGCGGCGGCAAGCCGGAGGACGCGCCACGCGGAGCGCTGCTCTACTACTCCGGCGGCCAGTTCGGCCACGTCGCGCTGGCCATCGGCAAGAAGACGAACCGCTCGTGCCTGTCGAACGACTACGTCGAGCG